CGAGGCTAGAGTCATTGAATAGGCATTCAGCGACTCTGACAAGTGCCCCGTCTTTGTCTAAGACGCGTCGAGCAATACTCGAGCGCTTGTCTTACCTAATAGGTAAGCAGACGAAGAAATTCTGTGACGAGGCTGGATATTCCAGCCTCGGACACACGTCGCTCACTTCCAATGCTTCATTGGATTGTTCGACGGATCAAGGTGGTCGTGCCGCTGAGGTCGGAATAAAATTCCGCCACTGGGGCAATCAGACCGCGGACCAGGACGTCTTAGAGACGACCTGGTTCGGTAAGACCTACTGGAAAGTTTCCGGTAGGCCTTTATGGCAGACCATGTGCAGGGATTCCCTGAATCATGAACTGTCTCACGAGGCCGGCGAAAGCGACGACCGCGTGAACCTCGACTTTGAAAATTTCAAACTTGAGGATCCGTTGTATGGGTTAGACGAAACCACTGGGTACCAGCTACTACAGTGGGCTGTCGAAGAGGGCCTCCGTCAAGGTATCCTTGAAGGAAGTCCGTATTACAACGAAAAGGACATGCTTCGCATGTCTGGCCGACCGCCGTCAATACGGCCGTCAGCTATTGGCGAACCCGGGGCAAAGGCCCGGATCGTCACAGTGGGGGAAGACTGGTTGACAATGTTATTGCAACCGTGGTCCCACCACGTGATAGGTGCTTTAAGAAATCACCCATCTGCCACAGCGGGTCTTACCCGCGGGTGGCAACTCTATGAGTGGGTGAAGCGGCAAGGCAATGCCTCCGCTCCACCTGTAGGCGACCGCTACTACCTTAGTAGCGATCTATCTCAGGCGACCGATTGGTGCGTTCATGAGTACTCCCAAGCAATGCTTGGGGGCCTACATCGTGGCCTAGAGAGGGACGGGGATCCCTACTTCAGGTTGTGTGCGAGCCTGCTTTGCAGCTCTCGCATCTACGAATCGTTGGATAATCCAGACCTCTGTGATTTTCCAACCCTCCGGGGCATCTTAATGGGTGATCCCGGAGCTAAGATTGTTCTAACTCTACACAACCTTTGTGCGGAGTTAGAAGCTCTTCTTAGATATTCCAGTAACATGCTGGAAAGCTCAGATAAAGAGTTTCTCTATTATCTGAAGACCAGAGATGGAATCCCACCTGTTAGGTGGCGAGTCTTCTCGTGTTCGGGCGATGACCACTTTGCTCAAGGCCCGAGGTCGTACCTTTCGCGTATTACGCGAAACCATGAGTTAAACGGAATGTCCGTCTCATGGCCGCAGAACTTCTTAAGTTCGCGTGGTGGATTCTACTGTGAGGAGATGCTCCTCACGGTAGGTTTAAGTGACGGTGACATCTGGAAGAGGAAAGTTCCTCTTCGGGATGTGCCGTACTTAAAACAGCCTCACATCGATGCGATGAAAGTGAGGCTCTTTTCCCCATGTGCTAAGGAGCACGAGGGAAAAGATGAGCCAAACCCTGCCATTGGCAAGGCTCGCCAGATGCATGGCATGCTGGCCTGGCTCGGAGGAGGGTTTGAGTCATTGACTCCCCTCTTCAGCAAACGTTGGGAGCAGAGGTTGGGCGCGTTCCTGCCAACCTCTCTTGCGTTTAGATACCTTCCAGTCAAACTGGGAGGTATTGAAGCTCCCGCCTATCATCGGACAAAGTCCGACATTAGGCGCGCACTCCGGCAACTACCTGAAGTGCATTTGTGGTCAATCAAGCAAGTACTTGACGGATCAGCGACGCCCGTGCTGTCGCGTTGTTTGGCGAGTTTCGCCACCAACGCACGAGCGCGTGGAATCTCCAGTGATTTGATCGAGGATCAGATCAGAGATACTCTACGCCAAGCCGACCTTGTCGGCGGCGTAGACGACTTAGGGCTATTCAAAATGGCCCTAGATCGTGGTCTCCTGTCTTCAGGCTTACTGAAGGACTTAGACCCTGTCCTCGTGTGGAGTAATCTCCGCTACAAGGACAAAGCTGCACTCGCTTCGCGAATGCGACTTACGGACGTCAATCAGGCCATTGACCTGATCGGCCGTCCCTACCTCTTCCGGGATATGCTATACCCGGAAGTGAGCAGGCGGCACGGAATAGATCCGTACCGGTCCAAGCAATACGAAGTCGTATCTTGGGCTGCTAGGCAGAAGCAGTTTTACGAGAATCTCTCGTGGAACCTGCCGACTTCCAACACTACTCTGAGTAGTGATGGAAAGGCTTCACTAATCGAGTCATTGACCGATTGGTGTGTCGAGAATAAGCCCCTCGACATCCCCAAGGAAGTATATTTCTTCCCTGATGGTGTTGTAGTGCACAAGAAGCTTGCTACACTACGCACAGCACTCTAACAGAGTGCGGGATGGTGCGCAACCGGTTTATGAAGCCGTAGCCACAACGGGTGA